TTATTTCACTCTGATCTTCCAGCCGACTAGAATCAGATTCACATTTTGAATCAGTGAGCTGTTCATGGACTGGATAGCAGAAACCGTTGTACCGTACTGGCGGGCGATGGCAGAGAGCGTATCACCTGACTTCACGGTGTAATAAACAGGCTGAGGTTCATTATGGATGCTGCACAGCTCGTTCACTTTGGCCTGCACGGAATCATAATCATAACCGGCAGCAGAGAGACGATTTTTACGTTCTTCGCCGTTGCCCCAGTTCCCGGCGATCACTTCCTGCGCCAGCTCATCAACGGTTTTCGAAGCGACGGGAGTAGGATTATCGTCAGTTGATTTTGAGTATCCGTTAAATCCGCCGTCAATGATGACCGCTGGAAAGTCCTGATACGACCAGTCCATATCCACGCGGCCATTGATACCGGGAACGGCGCCATTCGAGCTGTGCTGCCAGAGTCCGCAGGAGCCTTCATAGCTGCAGGCATCGGCCCACTGGGCGCACCAGTAGCAGTAGCGTTTGCGGACAGCGTCCGTCACAACAGATCCCGCGAAAGATGCCGAAGTATAAAAACCGGCAAAGTATCCGGCAGCCTCCAGCCTGTCGCAGAAAGTCTTGATCAGACCAGAGCAGAAATCCGTCCCGGCTTCGATCTGCTTCGTTTCCTCCATGTCGAGAAAAACAGGATAGTCAAACTGTTTCCCGGCAAGGACAGACAGGAACATTTCAGCTTCCTGCGCGGCCTCGGAAAAACTGTCTGCATAGCTGTACCAGTAAGCGCCGATGTGAAGTCCGGCAGCTTTTGCATTGCTGTAGTTTTCTTCAAAGTACTTGTCTTTTGAGCTTGTACCGTAGCCTGCGCGGATGATCACGAAATCCACTCCGCTGTTCCTGACAGCATTAAAATCAATCGCGCCCTGCCATACCGATACGTCAATTCCTTTTGTAGCCATGTTATTTTTCCTCCTTATCCGTGTCTTTTTCATCACGGTTATGCAGCTGCTCCAGTACTTCCTTCAGCTTTCCCGGAATCGGAAGCCCAAGGTGGGCAGCATTTTCAATCAGGGACAAACCTTCATTCGAGATGTAGAAGAAGATGACCGCCGTCCGCAGGACACCGACCTGTCCGAGCACATTGATGTCGATGACGTTTGCGATGCCGACCAGAATGAAGATCAGTACCTTGCGGCAGATGCCGCGAAAGCCAACTGCTGATGAGAGTTTTTTGTCGCTGATCGCGCCCATGACACCGGTGATGTAGTCGCAAATGACAAAGATCAGCAGCGCGATAAGCAATCCGTCGCAGCCGCCAAGGAAATAACCAATCCAACCGCCGACTGCAGCAAAAATAAGTTGTAACGTGTTCCAGAATTCTTTCATGAGAAATTCCTCCTTTGATTTTTTTACATGAAAAAGGCGGCCTCCCACAGGAAGTCGCCCAGTGCATATAGATTGTTGTTTACGACTGCGTTTCCATCAGCGTATAGGTGATTTTCATCGTCTTGTCCGCTGTCTTGATGACCGGAGTCGCCAGATTGTTGATGGTCGCAAGATATGGCGTATACAGATACAGATCCTTGTAAAAGTAATAGCCACTGTAGGAGCAGTAGTATTCCTGATAGGCGAAGGTCTTATATCTTGCCATAGATTTTCTGCCCCATCTTGCATAATCGTTTGACTGGAGATTGCGGACATGCAGCTTCGGTTCGCCGTTTAAATAATACCAATCGTTAATCACGACATCATCGTCAATGAGGAATGTATGCAGGCTTGAGCTGTTGTAGGATGCATTGGGCACGACCTCGATATTGGCCACGCTGGTTGTGTCAATCCGATAGACTGTATTTCCAATAGCAAACATAAGCCACTTCCCACTCATACCGATATGACTGATTTCTGAAGTATTTGCAGGCAGGATGATTTTTTGCGTGGTTGCCTTTTCTGCGCTTACGGTATCGAGAAACCATTCGTAGCTTTCGTGATTGTAATAATCCGTGCTGCCGGAGGAATAGCTGTATTTCTGATTGTCCCTCCGGCTGATTCCATACCAGTTGCCATCTGCGGCATGGAACAGATACGGGAAAACATCGCCGGAATTGTTATAGGGAGCAACCGTCCCGTCCTTGTTCCCTCCGCTATAGGTATACCAGTATGGATAGTGGTTCAGCTCGATTGTTTTTTCTTCCACTGCATCCGTAGCAACTAAGCTGTATGGTCGCTGCATAAGTCTGGCATGGAGATAATCCTCCGATACCTTTCTCAGGGTAACCGAGGTTGAATTATAAACAGGGATCATCTCCAGACGATAACCGTCTTTGATATATGTCCGATGGTTCTCCTGATAATTGCTCTGGTTTCCCGGTATGTTTGAAATGACGTTATCGCTTTTTAAACGCACAAAGTAATTGCTGTCATACTGCGTTCCTTTGCCAGCCAGTACATTCGTGAGGGAAATACAGGATATTGTCCCGTTCGCCTGCGAGGTCGCAAAGTCCCAGACATATTTGAAACCGCCATCTACAGTTTTGCTTTCTGTAAGGTTTCTGCTGCCGCGCCGGATGTCCTCCGTATTGTTCGCGTCATTGGACGCGTATCCTATGAGCGGATTGTCGAGCGGTGCGTAGATATTTGCAGGATCTTCCTCAACCGGATTCTGATATAGCAGGAGTCCGCCCGTCAGCCTGCTGTAGATTGGCAGCATCCAGTCCTCGCCATATTTACCGTCGAAGTAGGGATTGTTAAACATGGCTCCCTGGATATTGGTATTTAAGATGTCCGCGATTGCCTCTGTTACAAGGTTCTCATCCCGGTATATTTCTTTTTTGCCCGTGTGGACGTCTGTCATTTCTATTGTGCTTTTTCCCTTGAGCATGTTTATTCCTCCCTGTTCAGATAGTCGGTTGTGATCACCTTTACAAAGCCCGCTTCTCCGCTGATCACAAAGCGGTACATAAGCAGCCCGGTGATGGCCTTTTCCGACCATGCATCGGTTGAGATGGCTTCCAGCGCGGCCTTGGACATGCCGGATTTCTCCTCAGAAAGCTGCGCCCATTCCGTTCCGGTATATGTCCACCAAGTTTTCCCAGCATCAAATGATACGGCAAGGAGTGTGGCGTCATCGCAGTCGGCGGTTACCTTTTCAATGCCAAGAATAGAAGCATCGGACATGTCGATGTTTTCCGAGTAGATGACCTGCGGCTTCGGGATTCCGGTGTAACTTGCCTGAAAGGGCGGAAACCGGTTATTGGAATCATGCCAGTAAAGGATGGTCGGGTCTTTCAGGGAAAGAAGCAAAGCACCATCCGGGATTTCCTGTACGCCATTTGTCTCGAATATCTCTGCGGTCAGATCGGTATCCGTCAGTTTGGAAAGCGTTCCATTTGAAACCGTGTATAAGGCCTTTGTGGCATCCGTGATGAGGTACCTACGGTTATATGGGTCAAGCAGCATTGGAAGGTCGTTTGACTGAACGAAGGCTATCCCGGTTGCGTCCTGATGCAAAAATGAGAGATTCGACCCGGCTGCTGGCGTAAAGGAGATCGAATCCGATGTGGTAACCAGAGCGGATTCGCCAAGGTAAGCAGTATTCGTCGGCAACGTTTCAAAATGCAGGACAATGTCCCCGGTATCAAGAAGCAGCAGATCCCAGACAAGCCTTACATCCTCTGTGGTCACGCTGTAGTTGGCATAGCCCTCCCAGCGGATGCGCAGAAATTTATAGTGGTTATAGATCGTTCCTTCCTCACGTCGGATTGTCCATACCTTTGCGTCACGCCTGCAGACTTTGACCTGTTCGGTATTGCTGCCAATGCCCATCCACGAGTTGCCATTTACATAGATGTTTTCTGCAGCAACAGAATTGTAGATACACCAGCTGACACCAGTCAGGGTATCGGTGCCATCATCGTTGCCGGAGTTGTCGCGGATGATGGTCATATTTTCTGTTGTGGCCAGAAGCTCTTTAATAGAAAAGTAATCAGCCATTTTGTACCTCCAATTCTGATACCGATTCAAATGCCGTAAAGTCGAGCGGATAGGCTGCAAGACTGCCGCGGTCTATTTCGCGGCTTTCACCTGTTATCGTTTCTTTGTAGCTGGTCTTTAGGATGACCTTGCCGTCTGTAAGCATGGTGTATGCCGTACCGGTTAGCTTCTTCGCAGGCTGCATATTGCCGTCAATAAACGGATCTGTCTTAAACGGCTCAATCGTGATGCCCGTCAGCGTATCAAAGTCGGCGGTAGAAATTGTAAGCGAGTCCATGCGGCCACGGTTAAGAGCACGTTCAGTTCCTCCAGAGATGGTGTATGCCTGCCGGAGCGTGAACTGCGTATCGTCGGTCACATAAACTTTGCTGTAGCGCATCTTTTGCTTATCACTGACATCAATTACGTCATGAACAATCGGTGCAAAGATTCTCAGCTGATCAGCAATCTCAAGTAGCGGCATACCGGTAAAAGCAAACTTTGAAATACTCTCTGTGATGCCTGCAGGCTCCGGTGTCAAAAGGGCCATTTCAAGAACTGCAGCAAGAGGAAGCGTCTGCATCCCGGCAAAAACAATCGGGAGGTATTCATCGCTTACCTCAATGCGCCCGTTCCATCTGTCCTGCGCGCCTAAGACCCTGGCCGGTAATGGAAGCAATAATGCCCTGTGCCTGTATGACCGCAGATCCAGGTGCAACCGAAATCCAGACTTCAAAGGTATGCAGTGTTTTTTCCTGCATGTCGAGAAGCGGGTAAAACAGGTTCAGGATATGGTCGCCGCTGTGCCAGGTTTCCATCGGATGGAATTCTTCTACTTCATGCCCATCCACCACATAGGTAACCGTAACAACCGACTGACCATCTTCCTCCCAGGAAACAGGGACGGTGACCGTGGTAGCCAATTCCTTGCTTTCGGTTTTGGTATTACCGTCTGCATCCGTTGTATCCTCTGGCAGGATGGTCGTACCTGTACCGGTCGCCGTGACCGCGCGTTTGAGGGAAACTGCCAGTAACCTGCAGAAGAATAGCTGCTTTGAATTCACAGTCGGTTTCTTCCTGCGTGGCGAATTCTATGTTTACAATCTCGACCTTGTCTGCGCCGAGCGTATACGCCATCGCATTCACATAGGAATAGGTCGCCATCTTTGTGGCCTCAACAGAATTGGTCAGCCCGGAGATATCCTTATCGTTCTTACTCTTGGCTTCTGAAAGGCGTGGATTTTTGCCGACACATTTGAGGGAGCACTTTCCGTTGACCTTGACTGTAATGGATGTGATTGCTGCAATCTTTGTGGCATCTGCCTGGCCTCCGGTAAATGTGAGTACATCACCTGGGTCGAGTGCCGGATCTCCGATGGTTTCAGAATCGAAAGGCACATAATTGATTACGGAAATGGCATTCAGGATATTTTTAAGGATGCGGGTTCTGGTTTCATCAAGGCCAAATTGGAGCAAGGGATTAACCGCAAGGTTCATCGTCAGCCCGTCATCCGGGTCAAGCGCATAGTATTCTGCCGTATTTGTGCGCCGGTTTGTTGAACTGATGGCCGTATATCTGGTGACGAAATCAGAAAAGCTGGAAGAATACCGGTTTGTGCTGTTTACGCTACAGACCGGGCTTTCACCGTATTTTACAAGCTGCAGCTTTCCATCCCGGTTAATGAAGGCAAAGCAGCCAAGCGCCTGAGAAAGATAATGAAGGAAATCCCGCCAGGTTTCGATATCATTGTCCGGATAGACGCCGAGAAGTTCAGTGCCATTTGGCAGAGCTTCAATTTCTGCTTGCGTCTGTGCAAGGCTGACCTTGCAGTCGTTACACATGATGTTTAGAAAATCATATGGATAACCGCTGGACTGTTCTTTTTTATAGGCTTTTTCAAAGCGCAGCATTCCATCATAGGCCTTGAGTTCCAGCGTCCGTATTTTCCGGTTTGCCTCCGCCACATAAAAGATTCCCATCGGGATATCCTCGACATTCCCATCCGGAAGTGCCATGTGGAAATCCAATGCAATCTGTGCGTCCTCTAATGAGTAACGGTCAACGTCTGAGAAAAGGGATATGCCAAGTTCCGCAGAATAGACGGAGCCGAGCTCTATTTCAGATGTCCCGGAGCACTGTCTTGTAATATAGCCGGAGCCCTTGACAATGTCCTTATTGACAAACGAATAGTTTTTCCCGGTTGCTGTGGTGATGTTCCCAGACCATGTAAAGGAGCGGGCATTTTCTTGTACTGCTGTCTTGTATAGATCAGATACGGGATACATAGCGCCGCTCCTTTCTCATCAATATTCCTTCAGTTCAAAGCTGACTTTCCATAGTCCTTTTCTGCTGGTGTCGTGTGCAAGGGAAGCTTTGAAACCGTCGATGTACATTTCTCTGGTCTCCCTGACCATTGTTTCTGTATTAAAAAAGTTGACTGCGAGCTTTGGCTTCCCACGCATCGCGGACAGCTTTTTAAGCCACGCCGGTGATACCTGAAAGGAGACGGATATCTGGGCAACACCGGATCGCACGATGTCGCGCTGAGTCGTACCGGCTTCCGTTTCCCCGGAACTGTCTGCCTCCAAATCGGAAAGCGCCAGATCATAGGAAACAGGAAGCGGCATGTCTGTGCCATCGATATTTAAATATTGTGTAAATGCCATCATCTGCCTCCTGACCGGAGCGCCATCCGCTGCTGGGCGGTAATAATAGTTTCATCCAGCAGGGTTCCTCCAAGGTAAACTGGAATGGTAATGTCACCTCCGCCGCCCACATTTTCAAGAGCTGCAGAGAGCGCGTTTACCATCGTGCCGGTCTGGCTTGCTACGGCATTCTGAATCATGGCCTGCAGGGACGAAACGCCGACGACGGCTTCCGCACCGGCCTCACCTCCGGCAAGCAGGCTGTTTCCGCTCATCCCGAAGATGGTCGGTGAATCCAGAAT